TTTCAGTGAAATGGTTCCTCTTAGAACCAAAAATGGGAAAACCCATTCCTGTTGTCATATTAAGAGGATCCAAAAATCTTTTGCCTGGAATTCCCATCACAGACTCTTGGTCAGTAAGGGGTCTGAAATCTTCACTCTTCACGTATTCTGTCATACACTGTTTAAGGTCTGACAACCAATCTTGACGTGCTCGTTCCAAATCAGAAGGAACGAACATATCAGCTGGGTTGACAATATGCTCAAGAGTAGCATTGTAACCTTTCCAGTTTGGAATCAAAGGGGGAGGTCCCCACTGATTTTCAACGCCCATCACATCGGCAACGTGATCAGACAAAATAGATTTTGTGACAGTGCTCTTTTGCATAGTGCGTTGTTCAGTGCTTCCAAGCACATCGATGTAAGCATCAGATGTTAAACGTGATGCCATACAATGTGGATGGATCTCTTCCGATTTGAGGATGGTTCTTCCGTATTGTGTCTTGGGAATAGGTGCTGCTTTCGACGATAAAATAACTCCTGGTTTGTCTTCCAACAACTGTATGAGTTTTTCAGCTTCTGAGAACGTGATACATTGCATCACCCCTTGCTTGGATGTGTTACCGCCTATGTGAAACCCAACTATAGTAGGAGTCTTTTGTTCAAGAACCAAAGGTGCCATACAAGAACCCACACTTGCGTATTCTGTAATGTAAGAACCTCCATCAAAATTCTTCTTGTAGACATGACCTGTTTTACCATGCGTAACGGCAACAGTTTCAGTCTGAAGAACATTGTTGATATCTTTGACCACAAAGGTACATAGAGAAGCACCTGTGGGGACATTGAGTGGTAACCACTTCATCTTGTCTCTCAAATCAGGGCAGTTGGGTACGTATGCACAAACCATGTCACCTTCTTCACGCTTTACACAAGTAGAATTATCACATTTGAAAGTGAATACCCCACCAGGGCGTTCATGTCGATGGACTGACACTGTTACAAACTCTGCTGGTACTGTTGTCATATCAGAACCTTTGTAAAAAACATGTTCTGGGAACCAAGCGACACTCTTCCTAGGGAAAAAGATATTACATTGTGTGGTTAAACCATCGGGCCGTGTGAAATGAGCTCTGAAGAGATTTGCCTTCTCAAGTGTTGAAACAACCTGAGATGGTGACGAACGTTTGCTGGCTTCAGAAACTTCAACATTTATGCCAAGTTTCTTGAATGCAAATCCAAACCAACTGGGTGTTTTCTCGATGCTCTCTTTGGTGATAGCATGTGGAGATGTTTCAAGGTTGGAGCGGTACCACAATTGATAGGCTTTGACTATAACGACAAGTGTAGCAATGGAAAAAACGCCTTTGACCATATATCCATCCCTCACTTCTTTGGCGCAATCTGATAAAGCGTCTCGTCGGGCTGTGTACTCTGATTCATACAATGCTAAACGACTTTTGTATTGAGACCACATAGACATTGAAAAAATCCATGTGGTGAAACCTGTTATACCTGCAGTATGGCGCCTGTTCGTGAAGAGTGACAAGCAAGTAGCTGTTGTACCTATCGCAACACCTATTTTGGCAGGTGTGCGCAAATTATACAAAGCAGCAGACTTTTGCCACATCTTTACAGACCGCTGAAAAAGTGATGTTTGGAACAGGCTCTGTGGTGTGAGAGCAACTAACCATGGTGTAGCGGTTTCATTCAATATGTGTGTCATTTCATGAGATAACTGGCGTGTAGTCATTTGACGTACAGGCCAATAACCTAAACACGAATTGATGAGATTTACAGGTGCAAACCATTTGTTGATGTAACTTTTGACAGAAGAAATGGCTGAATCAACGATAACATTGCCAATATTATCGGCAAGGGCATCAGGTTTAATACATTTACACAAGGGAACTGGTTTAGAACATGTAGGACACATTGGCATCGTGTCGAATTCTTCAGATCTTTTAACAATTCCTGTCTGATGAGCATGATGACGTTTAGCTAAGACAACCAAAACATCAAGGAAATCAGAAAGATCAAGATCTTTGCATACCTTAGTTTCACCGTTGGGCAATTTCACTTTTTGCACTTGAAACCGATATGCTGATTTCCCTAGTGCTGTCTCATAAATGAAACACTCTTCCACCGTTAAAGACCATATATCATGACACAAACTTGCGCCGACTAGGTCAGGATGTGTAGTATCAAGAGAAACACCACCTGGTATGCGATATTTGGGTTTGATCGCAGTGCGAACATGTACAAATCGACGCAAAATGGATTCTGGTTTGTTACTGTAACATCGAACCTGTAAATCAGGGAAGTTGGAGGTGAGAATACCGACTTTGAAATTGATGAAAACAATGCCCTTAGCATTTAGCTCAGCTTTGACAGCTTGAGCTGCCATGTTGTTGAAAAATTTAATAATGACATCAGAAGGTGAAACTTGAGCAAATTCAGCTTTCCCGTTACCAACATCATCAAGATATACTCCTAAAATTTCAGAAGTGTACGTTGAATCAAACTTGTCAAACATGTCCTTGGTTATTATTCTTCTCGGGTCTACGTCGTATCCCATTGCACAAAGGGCAGTTTTCATTGCGATTTTGCTTATGGTGGACTTTCCAACTCCTGATTCACCAGTAAAAACAATACCAAATGGAGCTTCTCGCAAAGCTGTATTTCGGTACTTGGCCACTATTTTGTACGATATGTCAACAAGAATGGAATACTTCTGTTGCAACCATATGGCTGTAGGTCCTGTGTCTTTGACGGACTTCAATTCACACACTGTGCGTAAAGAGTCTTGAACTTTCTTAGAAAAATCTTCGACACACCCGCCATTACCAGCTAACACTTGTTCAGCGTGAGCAATGACATAATCGCACTCTGTGTTGAACTTCTGCATGGCTGAATCGGCATACAGGAGAGGCATCAAAGACTTTTCTTGGAAAACACGATAACCTACATCGGCCATCCATGTAAAAGTGCTCAGAAGGGCGTCTATGACGTCGTATGCTTTGAGTTGACCTTTGGCTGCTTCACAAGCAACCAATTCCAGTCCAAAGGGAGACCATTCAATTTTCTTTACGTTACAAACAGTGAGTGACATCGCTGCAGACATGAGATATGAGATCTTCTTGAACATGGGGTTGCCTTGGAATAGATCCCACTTTTGCATTAAGCTCGTAGTGGTTGGAACTTCAATGGCGTTGGGAACAATTGGTTCTTCATCTGGGAACTTGGATACTGAATCTACAAGTTTGAGAACGGTCTGAATGATGCTTGAAGAGGTGTTCATTTTAATGTAACCTACTATAGCAACAAACATATCCATAAAACAAGTGGACTTATGCATCTGGTACCCGAGAATAACAATATTTTCCAGCAGAGAAAGCATTTGATCACAATCCGGGTCATCAACGAAAGAAGTGTTGTCTTTCTTAAATAACTCGAAAACTTTATCAAAAACTTCGGAAGCTGGTTTTGCTGGGGGAGGTGCTGCTAAAGCGGCACGGACCAAATTGTTGCGATAATCGGTGTCCTTAGAATTGTCTTCTGGAGGTAGATCATCATCGTCATCATCCTCATCAACAGTTTCTGGGTGAACAGTTTGTCGTTTGAGATCTCTGTATCCATAGTCACGAGCTTCTGGGTCTGAAAGTTCATCTTCAGTTTCACGTAGTTCGTCATCATGTGTCACTTCATCAAATTCGTCGGGACACTGACCCGAGGAAATAAATTCTGGAACACGGGTTATGCAAACTGTATCGTAAACAACGTGATCATTGACAGATGTTAAGGAGCGAGGAGGTCCAAATTCATCGTCAAGTGTTGTGTCAATTACGCGAGTACCTCCAATAGTGCGCATAGTATCAGAGCGCGTTTCGAACGCAGCCTGAGCTACGTCGTAAGCTTCATCAATTTGAGCTTTGGTAGGAGGTGGGAGGCGATGAAGACGATTGTGTCGTCTATAGGCCCAGGGTATATCTATCCTCGAATCGACCCAATCAACAGGATTGAAGGGTATGGGAGGAGAAGGCTCTTGTTCGCGTGGTTGCGATCTGGTAGAGTCTCCTTTGGCATCAGGAAAGATTGTAGATGAGTCAAAAGGTTCACCATCTGAAAATGGGCTACAAACGGGGGAATCAAATTGTTTTTTATCTCGTGAGAAATGAGAAGATTCACGGGAAGGAGGGACGTTTTTTATTTTTGATCTTAATTTCCGTCTCTCTTTGGCGTTCTTACGTCCGCCATTACCGCCTCTAATAAACTTCTGAGTGTTGGCGGTTTTAGGGAACAAAAGTTCCTCGTAGTTATCGACTATGGCATCATCAACTATTTTGATCTGTTTGCTAGTCTGTCTCATTGCATCTAATGCACATGAGATTTTTGGTTTTAATTTATATTTAACCTTTTTCCATCTGTCCTCCATGTGGTCCTCAGTTTCTTCCTCCTCTATGATGGCATCACCATCATTCAAAAGCCAGTCATCACCAAAAATAAGTGGTGAATCTGGCATTACACGCGGATTTACTTTATCCTGTAACCTTGCCGTCGGTCGTGTAATGGGTACAAATTGGGAAAGTGGCTGGACTCCACTTTCGGTTGTTAGACCTTGTTCCCTTGGGCTTGCCTGTATAGTAACTTGTTTCATTTTTCTACAGGTCTAACATTTTAGTATAGGTGGTGGTGAAGTTTGTGAGTGTTGCACAAACAATAAAATTCACTCAACGCTCCGGCATAGATTTAAGTCTGAGTCGACTACTATAAGATTGTAAGAGTGGGCTATCAATTTTTCAGTAAATTTCTGTCTGCTTTCTCGTTATCATGGGCTGTCCAGGCCTAAAGGAGAAAATCGTGTGTACGGGAATACACTTAAACATGAGAGTTGCGCTTTTAACGCTGTCCTGCAAGATGGACCTCCAAGGTCTAGTCTACTGACAGTAGAAATGAACTTATTATCAAAAATCCTAAATTATCATTGTTATGTGTAAAAAA